TTCCTACTGCCAAAACTGAAGAAACTCAACGCAAAGAGCTTTCATTGAAGCGTTTGCAAAATGAATTTGAGCGTAAATTATTAAAATATGAAGAACAGAAAAAGCCTGTTTGGGCAAAGGTTCTCCAAGGAACATCAGAAGCCGCTAAAGGTCTTGCCATTACTGGATACCATTCCCTTGAAAAGATTCTCGGATTTGATTTGGCAAAGATGGTAACTACTCCAATTGAGGAATTTACTGGAGCCGCTGTTTCAATGTTACCTGGAATGAAGCCAAAAGAGGGATCTTTGGAATCTGGTGGCGGTACTACCCAAGGGTTGATTAAATATTACAAAGGACTATTGAAGGGAGCCGCTGAAGCACCAAAGGTTTACAAAACGGGTCTTTCTGAATCAGAAGAATTATTTGGAAAGGTGCGCCCAAATGTTGCTAGGTGGTATGATTGGTTTGGAGGTCGCCTACACGCCGCATTGAAGCATATTCCCTTTACTGCTCAAGAAGAGTTATACAGATACAGGGGTCTTGCCAATGCGGAAAAGGCATCTCCAGGCTCAAGCAAGAATGATCTTGTTCGTGCGGCTATATACAAGGCGGCATATGAGAAGGCTCAATCTGCCAAACTACAGGAGGCAAATAATGTAGCTGATGCAATCAATGCATACTTTAGAAAGCTAGAGCAAATTGATCCAAAGACAGGTCGCTCAAGCGTTGCAGGAAACGTAGTTTCAACAATAGTGAAAACATTTATTACCAAAGGAATTATCAAGACACCTGCCAATTACTTTAAGCAGGTGATGCGTGGAATATTTGCTCTTCCTGTTGAAGTTCCATTTAGGCTTGGAAGAGCTTACTGGAATGGAATTGATAATCTTACAGCAACGGAATCGGATGCAATTTATAAGGCATTTAAGGTTGGTGGTATTGGATTTGCCGCCGCTTTGTATGGATATATTGACTCATTCAAGGATAAAAAAGATCGTGTTCTTGGTGGGTACTACCAATCTGGTCGCAAAGAGGGAGATGGAGATACGAAATGGGGAACAATCCGAATCAATGGTCATGTTTTCCACTACATTTCACACAATCCCGTTACTGAAATTATGCAGTTTGGAAGTACCGTGGGAAGGGTTCAACAAGCATTGATGAAGAAAACAGATATGCCTACAGCGGTAGCAACAGGATTTGCAAAATCTCTGATTGCAATGCTTGGAAATGCTCCTGTATCTGGCCCGATCATGCGCCTTGGTCAACCAAATGCAAACCCTGTACAGGAAATTGCTGGAGGTCTTGTTCCTGCTTTGATTGCAAACATAGCCGCTGATACTGATGAGGGTGCTAAACGCAAACCAACAACCATTAAGCAACAAATTGAGTACAATATCCCTGGATTGCGTCAGAATATTCCTCTTGCTCGTTCTGGCAATCGTGCGGGTACATCCACAAAACCTTGGTACGAACAAGGGTCTAGCTCAAAATCAAACAAACCTTGGTACGCCAAATAATCCTCTTGCCAAGGTTGCCAAAATAAGGAAACCTTTTTGCTTACCAACCACGCTATGAAATACAAATTACCAACTGCATTTGCCGTCCATTTTGAGGATGATCCTGTCCTCAAGCAACTCAAGGAAGATGGAGAGGCAAACAATCGTCCTCCCACAGAACTTTTCAAGGCGGCTTGTGCATATCTTATTGATTCACGCCGCTATCTTTTTATCGAACTAGGAAGATACCTAGAGAAGTATGGCCCTCTTGAACCCATTGACTATGATACAGGAAAACCAGCAACTACCAATTCCCCCGAATCCGAGGGAATTAAAGCAGAAGCGGAAGTACAAGAAACGCCGCAACTCAAAGTCCTCCCCAAGCCAACAGAAGAACCTCGCAAGCGATTCACCAAATCCTATGGAGAAGAAGATCAAAGCTGATGATGCTTGGCTGGCAATCCTTTCGGGTCTAGCCTCATCTGGTGAACTGAATCCAGAGACGCTTGCCCAAAAGGGTGGTGCTGACAGGGTGAAAGTCCTTGCTGTCCATGCCAAGGGATTGGCTACTGCTTTTCATAAAGAGTACACCAAGGTGAATGGCTAGTGTCCATGTCAACGCTGGACGCTATGGGGACATCATAGCTTTCCTGCCTGTTCTTTTAAATGAGTACAAAGAAACTGGTGTCAAGCCTCGGCTTGTTGTTGCCAAAGACTATGCGGATATTCTTGATGGCGTTAGCTATGTTGATCCTCTTGTATTCGATGGAGCGTTTGAGGATGTCGCTGGAGCGATACAATTTGCGAAACAATATTCAGATGATGTCAAGACAAGTCAAGTTGTTGGGATCTCTGATGTAATTGTCAGCCAAGTCTATGGGAACTACCATGCTCCAAAGATAGTCTGTGATAGTTTCCAGAAGGATGCATGGAAGCTGGCTGGCAAGCTAGAACTTTGGCCTAGCCAACCTCCTCTTGTATTTGATCGTCGTAATTACAAGCGTGAGAACAAACTCATAAGGAAATTCAATGGAAACAAGCCTTGGATCGTAGTCAGCACAGGAGGAAAATCATCTCCTTTTCCTTGGGATGATCTGCTTTGGGAAATACTTAACCATTCATTTCCCGATCATTGGATCATTGACCTATCAAAAGTCAAAGCAGAACGGATGTTTGATCTGCTTGGCATCATGGATCACCCAAATACGGAGGCAATGATCCTAACGGATAGTGGCAACCTACACCTATCCTATGCCACTACAAAGCCTGTTCATGCTCTAGTGGCAGATACACCTACCATGTGGCATGGGGCGGCATGGCGACCATCCTACGCCTCTTATACACGCTACAAGAACTTCCCAAGGGATGTTACTCGCATCTTGGAACTCATACGCAACCCTCCTTCCAAGCCAAAGCATCCCAATGTCATCCATGTTTACCAACGTACTCCTTGGGCAACTAACGAGGAAAAGCGTAGGAATGCTGTAGCCGCAAAGACATGGGACGGTATCGGTTGGGTTGATCTAGGGTTAGATGACTCCTGCTTTGTGCGCCATGCAGGGAATGTGATCAAAGAAGAAAAGAAAAATATTCCCATGATCAAGGATATGATCCGCATGGCTTGCATTGGTCGTGATGACAAGGATGTGATTGTCTTGACCAATACGGATACCTGTGTGGCATCCAACATCATTCAAAGACTTGTTGGCAATCTACCTGCATATGCCTACCGATATGATTTCAAAAAGATAGATAAACCTATTCTAGATGATGAAATATGCCTCGGAAACAAGTATGGAGGGTGCGATCTATTTGCTTTTAGAGTAGGATGGTGGCGTAGGAATCACGATCTATTTCCCGACATGGTTCTTGGTAGGGAGTGTTGGGATAGGATCATGCGTGAACTATTCAAGCTATCGCAAGGAAGGGAACTCCAAAGTGCCATCTACCATGAGAGACACAATTCATTCTGGGAGAATCCATACAATATCAATAACGATCCTTCCAATTTAAGGAACAGGATGTTGGCAAGGAAATGGTTGTTAGACCGAGATATGCCCCTGGAGGAGCTAGAGACAAGAAACTACGAGGGAAAGAATAAGAAACCCGCAAAAAGAAGGATTTGATTACTCTCCTCCGTTTTCGTTATACACAGGCATAACGATTGGCGTTATGGGTTGAATGACAGGTTGTACAACTGGCATGGGGGTTATGGAGTAATAGTTCCCTGCATCCCGACCATCTGTTGCAGACAGATTGGCAACATAGACGACCTGTGGGAATGCTGGTTGAATGGGTGCGGTGTGTAGTGAAGCCGCGAATAGTAATGATTGTAGTTGGTTCATAGTTTTTTCTTGTGGTTGACTGAAGACATATGCCAGTTGCCTCGCACGATGTCACATTCGTATGCTCGTAGGAATCCCGTCCCTCCGAATCCCTGCTGTAGCCTGTGCTTGATAGCGGCATCACATTTAGCCTCTGAAGTGAAAGCAGACTTACCGCATTCACATTTCTTTGGCTTCTCATGCCCCTGCACAAGACCCATTTCGATTGCTTCCTTCTTGTTAATGGGAGGGATGTCGGGTGTCTCCATCCCAAGTTCTTTTAAAATGTCGTCAATTGGTGATTTCATTTATCTCTTTCTTTAAATCGCTTAAGTCTTTGCTTGTCTTCCTGGCATCTGCTGGTGTCTCCCATTGCATCATGGCATCTGCTATGTCTATGGCCCTAGTAAGTTGACCCTCAATCTTCTTGCAAAGATCATGGCAAGCCGCTGTGTCTTCCCAATGGGGATTCTCTATCCAGTTGTGGCGTAATGCCTCACCGAATTTATCAGATTGTGGGGTACTTGTTTTGGATGTCTCCACAAGGAAGTCACCTACAAGTTGTTTGATTTCTTCACTCATCTAATGCGGCCTTGATTGCCTCGCTGATCTTTAGGGTCTTGCCTAGAGCGTTGAGAATCTGGATCTCTCTCAAGGTAGTTATGAGTTTGTTGTTATCTTCCAATATACCATTCAGCAATCTCTGAATCTCTGGATATTCTGGAAACTTATCTAGGTTAATTTTAATGCTCATAGTTCAAAAATTACAGATGTTGTTGGGGTTTCAAAAACTTCTACCGCATACAAGGAACGCAATTTGATATGCAACTTCATTGCTATCCAGAACGCCAAGTTTTCTGCTGTAGTTTCACCATCAAGTATGTGATTCAAAAAAGAATGATCTAATTCTTGAATTAAGGGGCGTACCGCATAGGCAATATCCGCATAATCAACAACCCAATCTCTGTTTTGATCTAATTTGCCCTTGCAATGAACTCTAACTTTGTAGGAATGACCATGAAGTCGTCCACATTGATGCCCTGATGGCACTTTGGTAAGTTGATGAGCCGCTTCAAATGTAAAGTCTTTCCAGAGTTTAAATGTTTGATTGTATTTATCTGCTTTCATTTTGTTAATTTCTTTGCTTTTTTAATTAGTTTTTCAAAGTTGTTCGTCCAAGGGTAAATTGATGATGATTCGATGTAATTTATAATTTCTTTTATTATTTCTTTTTCAGTTTTTTTCATTTTGTTGATATATAGCTGTGGATTTGCTATTTTTTTCAATGTGCCAGATGATGTGATTACGAAGTTTAACTTGAGCGTCACGAGACTCTCTTGTTTCTACTTCCATTTTACCCACTACTTGTCTGATGGTTTCTCTTTGGTTTTTTGACAACCTAACCATGTCTCTGGCTAGAGTTGCTAAAAGTGAATTGGTGATTGGGTGATCTCGCTCCCATTTGATTTCTTCTTCTTCGGTCATAATGCTAATTGTGGTTGCTGGTTAGTTGAATTGAGATAATCCTCAAGTTCTTGCGTTCTCTTGGGGTCACGAAACCACCCTGTGCCGTCACAAGATTCGGCTCCATTTTCTTCTGCCATCTCCAAGAGTCTTCGTGAATTTACTCGACCCACATGAACTCTTGGGAAATTTTTTGTCCACATTGGTAAAGAACGCCATTTCCATGAAGTTGATCCACCAATGAAAACAATTTCTGCATCACCTGGAACATGATCTGGAGTCATTCCATCTTGTGCGGCAAAAGCCAATGGAACCCCAAATGCTTTTAGTGCTGGAGAATGCTTTTCCCAAAGTAAAAGGGTTTTATCTTTATCTCCTACCCAATCTGGAACAACTGCCCACATGGGTTTCCATGCCGCATAAGCATCTAGAAAAGAGTAAAATGGTTCTTCAGACCATTCACGACCAGAAGTAAAAGCACCAAAAACTCCATTATCCAATGCCCATCGTATATTTGGTTTTGGTTCAGAAATCCTTTCACAAGAATGAAGATGAGCAAGTCTGTTCGGAAACATTCCAAAAAGTCTTCCGCAATCAAATCCTGTATTGTTTGATGGCATCACAATCATACTTGTTTTAAGTATGCTTTTTGGATGTATGCAGGGTCTTCATAGAAAAAGGTGTTAAGAATTACAGGAGGGTAACCTTCTCTAGCCTTCCATTCTCTGTAATCCAAATCATCTACTTCTGGTAATGCTTTCTTTATCTTTGGTCTTTCTATCTTGAGTTGTAGCGGTTTCTCAACCTTGTTCAGCCAATTGATGATGAATCTTTTAGTCTTCTGCCTCCGAGGATTGATGGATAGCCAAGCGTCAATACGCTTCATCTCCGTAGGGATGTCCACCCAAGGATAAAGATCCTTGAGTGATGCCATCCATTCCTCATCCGTTGGTTTTGTTTTAGTGGCCTTGAAAGGTCTTCCGCAACAGGGGCAAACTTCTTCACTCATATACCCTCTGCCTTCTTGATTAGGTTGATGGCATCTGATGCCCTCATAACCACCAGCCAATCCTTTCCGTTGCGTTTATGTGCAACAACAGGTGTCTTGACTCCTGCATCTCTGATAGCCTGTTCCATCCAGACATAGGGATTCCCTGCCTGTACGAATTTAACTTCAAAGTGATAGTTTGGAAGAGACTCACATATGACATCGGGGCTATCTGATCCTCCAGAGAATTGCTGACCTCTTCTGGCGGTGAACCCTGCATCTCGTAGTTCATCTCTCCACATCCGTTCTCCACGGCATCCTTTTGCTCTTGAGTTCATTTTTGCTTCAGCTTCTGGATCTCGTAGCGGATCTTATTAATCTGTTTTAAGGTTTCTTTAAGGTCGGCGTTCTCCTCCCTGAGCCTTGCGACCTCGTTGGTTTTCTCGTCGAGCTGTTTTCTGTACTCAACGCAAGCGTCTAGTGCTTTATTAAAAGTGTCTTGGTTCATACTAGCTGTGAGTGGTAATTAGGCTTTACTAGCTTCGGGTAGTTGTTCTGCTAGGTGGTGAAGTTGTTGAATTAGTGCCTCGGCTTTCTCGGCTCGCTCTTTCCAATGAGCGGCGAGTTCATCGCCACGCCTTGCGGCGTCCATGACCATCTCTTTGAGTTTGGATATTTCATTAACTGGGTCGGTGCTTTGGATCTTTGCGAAGCCTTCGTACCACTCGCTCATGGTTACCCCGTCTTGGGTTTCCTCTGGCGAGGGGGCGAGTCGGGCTAGTTCTTCACGAATATCATTTGCAGTTTTAGGACACCCTTCCTCCTCTATTGCTTCAATCGCTCTTTCCAGAAGCTCCCTGAGCCTTGCGACCTCTTTCTCCTGTTCAATAAACGCCTGTTTGCATTTCTGCGCCTTGGAAGACTCGTCTCGGTAGTGCTGATGCCAGTTGTTAGCTTCCTCACGGAGCCTTGCGACCTCGTTGTTTAGCTCGGTTTTCTGTTTGGTATCGTCGTCAATAATCTCCTGCATATTTCTGATCTGTTGCTGGAGCCTTGCGACCTCGTTGGTTTTCTCGGTAAGTTCTTGATCCAAATTGTTCAATAAAGCTACAAGGCACTCTGTTTCATCGGCATTGGCACACAGTATTTCATTCAGTATTTCTCCTTCCTTTTCGTCTTCAAGCAGGGCTGAATTAGAAGTTTTGCAGACTTTCCAAGTTGGGGAATTGGTGTTTTCGGTTGTCATATTTACCATTCTATGTCCTCCATGTTTTCCAAATCCAATGCTTTTTCAAAGATTGTACTTGGGTGTTTTAGATATTCGTGCGGTGTCATCCAGCAATCACGCTGACCTTCACTACTCTTAAAGAACTCATCCCTTCGTGTCTCATGTCCATATAACCATCCTACGATCAGAGCCTTGTTCCCATTGGTCATTACCTTCACATATTTCCTGTCTGGACTATCATCATCCCTCGTAATGAGGGTAAGATTCTTGTCAGATGTCCTTACTTCAATGTCTTCAAAGCAATCTGGTATGCCATGAAAAGTGTTGACTTGTGGAATAAAGAACCGATCAGCAAACTTGGCAAAGGCAATCTCTCCTATCGCTCCAATGATGGAATGATTAAGGATGCCTAGTTTATTTCGCTTCATGGTATAGGTGTGATTCCGTTTGTCCAAAGATGAGCAAGTCACCTGTAGCAATGCGGAGTTCACAGCGGCATGAAATTCAGTTGGAGATATTAAAACCTCAACTGGTTTCACGCTAGAGTTCATGTCCCTTGGGAAAGTTGATGTCCTTGTTGGCGTAGATTTCAAAGTTCCCTTGGAAGATTGAGTTCACGCCAGCATCAAATGCGGCCTTGACCCGATCTTCAACAGAAGGAACTTTGTTGTTATCCGCTAGGTAGCGAACGTGTTCTCCATTCCAATAAGATTCTGCCTCTTCAGAAAATTCATTCATACGAGTTTTGCTTCTTTGGCAAGTTGATCCATTTTGGTACTGAAGACTTGAGTAAACTTGTACCCATCCATCTTTCCATTAGGCTTCTTGGAGTTATCCAAGGCATATGCTTCGGCTTCCTTGATTAGCCTATTACGCTTACGAATGTAGTCGCAATTATGCCATTGGGGAATGCGTGAGTATTCATCTCCGTTCTTGTCCTTGATTTCGGGACAAGAGCAGTAGGCTAAAACTTGTACTATTTTCATTGTTACCAGACTTTGAAGATAAAGATGGAAAAAGCTGTGATTATCCCTATGGATATGAATGTCAGTACCTTTTTGATGTCATGTAATTCCTCCTGCAAGTGCAGGATTTCAACATGGTGCTTCCTACTCATCTCTAGGAGGTGGTTAGACTCCCTGTTCTGAAAGTCTAGCCCTGCCTCCAGAGCAATGATACGATTTCCAATAGTGGTTTTGGTGGTTGCCATTGTGGTTGCTGTAATGGTTTAGAAAGGAATGTCGTCGAAATCCTCTTCCTGTTTTGGTGCTGGCTTGGTTCGATTCTGGAATGCCTTTGCTGGCTTTACCTTATCCACAAAGCTAGGTGCTGATCCTCCGTTACCCTTGTCCTTGTAGTTGCCCTTGTCCTTGTAGTTGCCAATGATTGGAGAGGTGACTCCTGACGCTTGCTGTTCCTTGGTTAGTGAGTGCTTCACTACACCATCGTTGTCATGTGCGTCCTTGCCATCCTTGTTGGGAAAGCAAACAAGGTTAAGGTATTTGGTGATTGTTCCATCCCTCTTGGTAACTTCTTTGAGGAGTGACTTGTCGATTTTGCTGGTGTCTATGCTTAATGTTATCATGGTGTTGGTTCTTGTGTTGGCTTGTCGTCATCGGAAATGAATCCTTCTGACTTCAAATAATTGAAAAGGTTCTGGAGTTGGTTTTTCGTGACTTTGCGGCTATCGCCAGGGAAAGCAGTAAAGTGATCAGTATGGTGCATAACGATCCACTCACGACCTTTGAACTTAATCCACAATGCTCTTGCGTCTTCTGGGTATTCATTAGCGGTCACGGGATATTGATGGTTCGCTTTCCTTGGATTCGATGAGCCAACCGAGTGCATCATCAACTGCTGATTTGGCATCCTTGGATTTGATTCCTCTTGCCTTTGCAACTGCCTTCTCAAGTGACGAGATAGACAGCTTTGCACAAGCAAGAATATCAGATTGTTCAAGAACACCAGAAAGCGCAGATATAGCGGCGGTGGTATCTGTGACATTACGAGATGTTCTTCCTTTTGTGAGTGAATATCCAGCAATTTGCGCCCCTGAAATGAGCCTTGACTTTAGTTCCTTGCGGATCTCATCAATGAAATCCTCAACGATAATGGACTTGGCATCTAGGTGAGCCAATTCCTCATTCGATAGGGTGGATACTGCAACGCTTGAAGCTACTTGCAGGGTGGTTGTTGCGGCTTGAGCATTGCCATAAGCGTCTGGACATATACCTTTAGCACGACACCATTTGCAAGCGTCTGGACTAGGATTTCTTGGAGCATCATGCTTTAGAGAAGCACGAACGATGCCAAGGATCTCCTGTTCAGCGGCGATTAGATCCTGCTCATTGTATTCGGCAATGGTTGTGCCTCCTGCAAGGGGCTGAATAATGGCAACGTAGATAGTCTTTAGGTTAGGGTAATACTTCTTAACCAGAACTGCATAAGACATCAGTTGCTTGTTATCGCTTGCCCTGCTCTGTGCTGTGCGTCCTGTCTTGTAGTCAGTTACTACTGCGTAATCTCCAAAGAAATCTACCCTGTCAATAGCTCCCGAAAAGAGATCATCATACCAGAAGCGTTGTTCGATGACTTCATCGTTGCGTTCTCCAAGATCCAGTTGTCGGATCATATCAGAGAATGCTGACAGGCATCTGGTGGCGATCTCTTGACCCTCCTCGGATAACTCCTCAAAGGGTTTCTGATCAGCTAGGGCGGCATGAACATCCGTTCCCAACTGCATATATTCATTAGCCTCCTGTGGCGGTAGCGTGGATTCTAGATTCCAGCTACCAGCACAGAGGGATAGACGGCTCATGCCAGAGCATGAGGGCTTTCCGTTGCGTTCGTCCATATTACAGAATTGGCTTAAAGCTCTTCACATCATCCCACTTCTCAACGAGGCGATTCTTAATTGCATCGGAAATCTCCCAAATCCTGACACTCCTGTCCTTCACTGCTCGCTTTGCAATTAAAAACTCCATCACATGGTCAGCAGAGATATTGTCTGTATCCATCATGCTCTGAAGCATTTCAGTTACTTCTTGTGGCAATTCCTTGACCTCTTTCTTTTTTTGCTTCTCAACCTTGACTTTGGGTTGAACCTCATGGCTTTCATAGTCAGGGTCTTTCTGTTCCTCCGTAGGAATCAAGAAGGTCTGAAGCAAGGCGTACTTGTGGGCAATTGCCATTGCCTTATTCGTTGCCTTGTCTCCGCTATCCATACCCTCTCCTACGACATGGCAATTCACGCTAGAACCATCTTCTGCTGTGAATCGGTAGGTCATCGGGAGTTGCACAAAACGGAGGATGGTTCCGTTCTTGTTCGTCCTCTCCTCGGTGACAGGTGTTCCTGCAAAGGGAAGAGTGACAATCCCATGCTTGGCTAGAAGGTTATGAAGCTCATTGTAGATGGCATCAATCCCTCGGAAGTTAAAATTCTGTGCTTGGTTTCGGCTATCTTTTCCGATTGCCGTGATGTCTCGCATGACCGCTACCATTTTTTGGGCGATCAGTTGACTTGGTTGCGTGGTTTCAGTATTGTTCATGTGGTTGCTATGCGTGGTTGCTGTAACTAAAATGTGGCTAGGGAGTTGTTCATGGCTCCCTAGCCACTCTTTTTTAGTTACATCTTCTTGTAGCCCTTGTTCATCATAGAACCAGCGGCTTTCATCTTGGTGGACTTGGAAGCTGGCTTGGCCTTCTTCATTCCACTCATCATTTTGCCTTTCGGCATCTTTTTGGTAGGCATTACTTTTTCTTGTTGCGAGGCTTACGCCCCTTTGTTTCTGGCTTGGTAGCCTCTGACTTGATCTTTTCCTTCTTTGCTGGTGACAGCTTTCGGGTGTCGATCAAAGTTTTCCCTGGCGTTGCCTTGGTCTTCATTCCTCGGATCGCTTCAATAATGTCTTTTAACATTAGGAAACGGCGGTTGGAGAAGAGAGGGTTTCCTCGGAATCAGTTGCGTCACAGCAAGAAGTTTTTCCTGTGACTAGATCGTGAACCTTCTGGAGAAGGTCAAGATCAATGGTTCCGAGAGCATTGGCGATCTCTTGTGCGGTTTGGTTTAGCGTAGCTAGGTTTGACATATTATGTTTTGGTTGTTGTTTTGGTTACTTGCATCCCCATGCCCGTAGGGACTTGTTGATGCGAGAGTTTGGATCTTTCTTTTTGGCTTCCCCTGTCATCTTTGCTCGCATCCCTTTCATCCTCGAACAGAATGACTTCTTTCGGGCGGCATCTTTCTCTGTTTTAGGGTGCGGTGCAGGAGGCTTTAGATGACCTCCATGAGCCTTGTTATAGGAAGCCCTTCCTTTGGCATTAAGCCCTCCAGATGGATTCTTCCCTTCTTTTCTAGTCCATGCTTCAGACATATTATTTCTTTTTAGCGGTTTTCGCTGATTTACGGAAAGCGGCGGCGGTTGGACGACCTTTCTCTCCTGCTTTTTTCATGTGTTCGCCACTACCTGCGGCGATACGCTTCTGCTT